AAACACGATGATTGGGTAGACTATGTCATTTCTAATATTACACAAGGCAACGAAGGTTGGGTTGGTAATATGTTCACTGGTGCTAATCTAATTAACTATCAGAAGTGGAAGAAACAAGTCGAGTCAATGTCATATAACTTCTCAAACGAGATTGCTATTATGTCTGATTATGATGGGTCGTTCAATGAGAATTTTAAAATGCTTGAAGGTAAACACCCATTAGCATATCGACTTTATAGTCGTAGAAAACTATCATTAGAAACTATGGTAATCCTTGACGACTTAATTAACTATACTTCTGTGTGGTATAAATACAACGATATTATATTGAATGAGTTCTGTGATTTAATTAAGGCATATAGACCTTTTCTACATAACAGAGCAAAGATAGATAAGAATAAGTTCAAAAAGATTATAATGGAGAATTTTAATGGATGATAAGTATTCTCGTTCAGAAAGTGATGACTTTATTGAAGTATATGACGACATTTTCCCTGAAGAATTTTGTGACAAGTTAATAGAAGTAATAGAAAAGCATGAGAAGGTAGGTTTAACTCAAACAAGAAGAAAGACTGAAGGAAGAACAGACTCTACCAAATCAGACACCTTTATGTTTTTAAGACAAAAACCAGAACAAAGTAAAGAGTGGTTAGAAGAAAACTATGGTGCTGAGTTTGAAACCTTCATTGAAGAGAATCAACTATCACATTGGACTCCCCCATATGATGAAAAATTTAATAAAATATTTTGGGGTGAAGTATATCCTCGTTATCTAAGTAAATATAGTATTTTGAATGACTTAGACCGTCATGGAAATGATGTAATTAAACTTCAAAAAACTAGACCCACAGAAGGTTATCATATATGGCATTGCGAAAATGGTGACATAAACACAAGCACAAGAGTATTGGTTTGGATGTTATATCTGAATGATGAATTTGAAGCAGGTGAGACAGAATTTTTATACCAATCAAGAAGAGTCAAACCGAAGAAAGGTAGAATAGTGGTATGGCCTTCTGGATTTACTCACACTCATAGAGGCAACCCTCCAATTGGTGGAACGAAATATGCTGCGACTGGGTGGATAATGTTTACAAATGATAAATAGAATTGTATCAGAAACTTGACTTACGAGTCGGTAGATGGTATAATAACAGTCTACATAATGTATAAAGTGAATAAGAAAAATACAATTGATATAAAGGAGAAAAAATATGAGCGATTTCGCTACTCTTAAAAAGAAGAGAGGTTCCTCTCTTGATAAACTAATCCAAGAAACTTCTAAACTGAATACTACTACTCAGAGAGCAGGTGGTGATGACCGTCTGTGGAAACCAGAAGTAGATAAAGCAGGTAATGGTTTCGCAGTGATTAGATTCTTACCAGAACCAGCAGGTGAAGACTTGCCTTGGGTTAGAGTATTCGACCACGGATTTCAAGGTCCTGGTGGTTGGTATATTGAAAACTCTCTAACTACTATCGGTCAGAAAGACCCAGTAGGTGAGTTCAATTCTACTCTATGGAATAATGGTACTGACGCAGGTAAAGAACAAGCAAGAAAACAAAAGAGAAGATTAAAATACTTTTCTAATATCTATGTTGTGAAAGACCCTGCTAATCCTCAGAACGAGGGTAAAGTAATGTTGTTTCAATATGGTAAGAAAATTTGGGATAAAATTAACGAAGCAATGAATCCAGAATTTGAAGATGAGTCACCAATCAATCCGTTTGATTTTTGGGAAGGTGCTGATTTCAAACTTAAGATTCGTAATGTAGAAGGTTACAGAAACTACGACAAGTCTGAGTTTGATTCACCTGCTGCTCTTTCTGATAATGATGAAAACTTAGAGAAAATCTTTAATAGTCTTCATTCATTAAATGAGTTTGTTAATCCTAAAAACTTTAAACCTTATGCTGAGTTAGAAGCAAAACTTAATCGAGTATTAGGTCTTACTGGTGCTGCTGCCCCATCGACTACTGCTGAAGATTTTGTTGAAGTAGCAGATACTTCGAATGTTTCTACTGACTCACCTTTTGAGAAGACTGCCCCAGTTGCTGAAGCACCAGTGACTGCGACTGCTGAATCATCTTATGATGAAGATGACTCTATGGCATTCTTTGAGAAACTAGCAGAAGAGTAATCTAAACTGAAGGTCTTCTATAGGATTTCTGGAGATAATCTGTAATCGTCTATAGGAGACTTTCTATTTCTATTAGCACTTTCACTCACCGCAATGGTGCTTGAAGATTGATTAGATACATTGTTAGTGGTACTATTATTTACATTCGGTGCTACAACTGGTGATACATTAACATTACCACCCAATTCTCCACTTGCTTTATTAACTACAGAACCTTTAGTTTTGTCTCCCGCATCGACTTTACCACTTACATCACTTGCTTTGATAGCAAGAGTTCCTCTCTCAACACCTTTTAATATTCTCTGGGAACCAAATGCCTTTTTCCTTGCAGACAATGTTTTGTCAGCATAGATAGATTTTGCTAATCCCCATGCTTCGTCTCTTTGAGCACCAGTAATTTCACCTGCTTTAAATTTTTCTTGTGCTTTGTTCATCATATCTTCTCTTTCTTTTTCAGCATCTGCTCTCACCTTTTCATATGCTTCCCATTTTGCCTTTGCATTATCATATTGTTTTTGTGAGATGGTTTTTGCTTTCTTGGGTTCTTCACCCATAAGTTTAGAAGTAGACCTTGCTTTTGGTTTTAGACCTTCACCTCTTGGTTTTTTCTTTTCTTCTGCTGCATCTATAGCGAGTTGTTTCTGATAAAATGATTCTTTATCTTTTAAGAAAGTAGCATACTCTTCATCAGAATCAAACATCTCACGATTAAATTCAGTATCACCTATTTGACTCTTCTCTCTTTGAACAAAGTTACCATCCTTATCTCTTACCCAAAACTTCCCATCCCCTTTTGGTTTTTTGTCGAATAGTTTACTTGCTGGATTTTCAATAGTAACTGTAGAAGTAGTCACCATTTTCTCAACTGGTTTAGTTTTTGTTTCTTTTTTGTATGGAGTAATATCAACTGCGAATGGGTCATCAGCACCAGATTGGTCAACTATTTGTTCTGGTTTTAATTTCTTTGCGTCTTCTTGTATCTTTTTTATTTCCTCAGAAGTTCCATACTTCGCAACATCTTTCTTTTTAAGTTCTAGTTTTTTAAGAAGTGTTTTCTTTTCTTCTATGGCGCCTGGGGCAAATGCGTCTGGGAATTCTTTGTCTAAGGTAGATTTACCCTCAACAACTTTTCTTAATTTTTCTTGTTCTTCTTTATTTTGTTTTCTTTTTTCAGCAGACTCTTGCATAAAATCGAAAACTTCATAAGCCATGTATGCCCAACCTAATCCTGGAACAAATCTAAACGCCCCTTTAAGACCACTCTTTAATGTTTGCATCGCAAGAGGTTTAGATGATTTACCTAAAACTGATTGCATAGCATTAGGACCTTTAGGGGTTGCTAGTGAAGACATATTTGCTTTAGGAATACCAGATAATTTACTCCTTGCACCAAAGTTATTAGGTTTATTACCTTTTATAAAATTCTTAATACCTTTAAAACCTTTCCAACCTGCATATGTTGTAGCCATATCACCCATAGTGCTACCAGTTCCAAAAGTATTTCCAACACCATTATTTCCCAAAACATTACCAACACCATTATTTCCCATATTCTTATTTTGATTGGCAAGTGAAGCAGCATCGAGAATACCCATACTAGAAAGTTTGGCAAGAAAACCTTCTTTACCTTTATTTTTGAAGAATGCTTGTTTCTCAGAAGACTTTGCTTTTCTTTGTTGTTCTTGTAGAGTTTCTCTTGCGAAAGCAGCATCTCTTTCTGCTTGTTTTAATTGTTTTTCTTGAACCTTTAAAGACTTATTGAAAGTTGCGTGCATAGAATCGACAGATTTCTTAACATTAAGCAATCCATCTCTCATAGACTTTTGTAATCTTTCTCTATTGTCTTTTTGAGAATCTATAATATCTTTGTTATATTCTTCAGCCATTTCTTTGTCGTTCTGCCTCTTCTTCTAAATGTTCTGTTAAGAAGTTTACATATACTTCCCTTTCCCAAGGAATCATATCTTCTAATTCTGATAAAGAGTATTTGTGATGTTGCAACAATGCGAAGTTCAACTCATACAAATTCGCTAACGATTCATGCATGAGTGCTAAGTAAAAAAACTACTCAGTCCCTCCAATGTTACTGAATCGTCTTTACCACACCCTTCACACTTCCATTTTAATTCATATGAAAGTCTAGGCATCTCACTTAAAAACTCTGTTATTTTTTCATATTGATTCTGTTTTAAATTACCTAACCATTCAAACATCTCTTCTTTGGTAAACTCATTATATACAGAATCTTTATCATAAACATATTCAATACAATTATTTATTATTTCCATCTCAATATCATCAGTATCGAAAGTTGATACCTCATTTAATGAAGGGTATCTCATTTTAACACCAATATTATCATCTAGCATTATCTTACCGTCACTCACTTCTTTATCAACGGTTACTTCTTCTAAGTTAATCTGAAGACTTGTTACATGCTTACACTCAGAGTCTTCACCATGATTAACTTTCATATTAATAATCTCACCAACCGACTTACCTCTTATCTGTAAGAACAAATGTTCTACATCAAAGGTTGCTAACTTACTACTGTCAATGTCAGTTATTACACAAGAGTCAATAATATTTAATGTTGCTCTTGCCATTTCTTTTTCGTCTCTACCATCAAGTGCCATTAATAAAACCTTCTCTTCTTTTACTAAGAATGGTCTATATTCTACTTCCTGACCAGTCGAAGGAATTTTAGTGACAAATGTCGGTATTGCCAACTTCGGTAAACTCATTATATACTCCTATTATATAAAATTATAAAAACTTTGCTATAGCATTCTTTCCTGAATTAATAACACCACCTAAATTTTTACTTACATTATTAATTAACTGTGGGCTTGCAGCTACAATCGCACCCAATGGTGGTTTCTTCAAACTAATATTACCCAATCCAGGAACTCTAAGTCCTGCTTGTAAATTACCACCTTTACCCAAATTAAATGAGAAACCTACACCAAGTCCTGCTTGATTACTATTATCTACTGTGATAAATTGGTAATTCTTAAAAGCAAAAGTTACTTGTAGTTTCATCAAATCACCAGAACCCCAATCCATACCAACCTCACCAATTAAAACTGGATAAGCATCGTTTATCTTATGAATTGTTCTTATATCACCGTCTGGTCCATATTGTCTAATTTCTATCGTTCCCACATAATCTTCATAATACTTTGTATTAAACTGTGAGTATCTACCATTACCACTTGTATCATATGCCCCAGTGTTCACCATATTATCATGCCATCTTTCGAAATAATCTTTCTCTCTTAAATCTTCAGACATAAGAAATGATAAGTTTAAATCACCATAAACTTGTGAATAAGGAATCTTTTGAAGTGGTCCGTAGTTTGTAAATCTATGTTCTAGTGTTGAGATAGTTCTTCCTGGAATGTTAACCGTGTCTGCTCTCATACTTAAATGTCTTGCTTTCTCACCACCATCGTATGATATTAAAATATCAAAGTGAGATGCTTGAGCAACACCAGTCTGATTAATTGAAGATGTTAATGCGTTTACATTGAATCCCATTATATCATGCTCCTTGAATCTGAATAAACTTTCTGTGAGTTTGCCATCTTAAATCTCTGTGTTGGTAAAAATAAAGCAATATCCCACTCTGCTGGATTGATGTAAATAAACTTAGACCTAACATGCTCAGACAAATAATGTTTGAATGTCGGTTTAAAATATTTGTATTTACTCGCACCTTTTAATACACCATATGATAAAGCAAGTTTAGTTGAATCATCATACTTCTTATTATTTGTAATACTATACAAATTATCCATTAACTTTGCTCTTAGGGTCGGTGGTAGATAATGTAAGTTAATACCATAGAACCCACCTTCAGCAGGTCCGACCATAAAAATCAGTGGGAATGTATCCCAGTATGGCAAGGTCTTTTTATGTTTAGGGTCGTAGATGTAATGATACATCGAACCAACTTGAGGTCCACTCTTTGCCCTTTGACTATCAGCAAGAAGTTTTTCTGGTGTTACTCTAGTTCTACCAATCTTCTGTGCCTTACCTCTAAACCAATCACGAGCATCGTCTGTTCTCGCAGGGACTTGTCCCGAACGAATACCTCGTGTTAATAAGTCGTCAAATACTGTTGCCATCTTCTATTTATACTCGTTTACCAAATAAGTCTGCTTCAGTAATGAGTTTAAATTCCCAATCTCTCTTTTTACAATAGGCAAGGGCAGATTTCCATTTTGCTTGATTGATACCCCAAGTCTTTACTTCGTTCAAATACTTTTTAGTAATACGACTTTTCTTTTGAGGTTCTCTGGTTTGTGCGTGTGGTTTTATTTCAACCATAAAAGTTTTACCTTTCTTGTTTTGAAATATCATATCTGGAAAGTATCTATGTCGTTTACCGTCTATCGGTGACACATATGGTATGTTCATTTCTTCACTTGCCCACCATACAACATCAGGACTTTTGTCGAGGTATGACATAAACGATAACTCCCACGAAGAACGGTAAACTATCTTTGTTGGGTCACCTCTATACTTCTTAGGGTTTTGGGGTTTAAACTTTCCTTGATAAAACTTCATTCAATTTGTTATAAATACATAGAAACAATTATATTTATCACTATGCCAATCAATCTAAAACAACTCAAAGGTGAAGCATTATCTCAATTAGTAAACTCTCAACTACCCAGTGGTTTAAGAGGAAACTTCGATTCAAATGGTTTAAGGTCAATCTCTGGTAATTTTAATCAGTTATTAAAGAAAGGTCAAAGACCAACTTTTGACCAAATGAATTCTGCTAGGTTTGGAGCCAATGTAGAAGGTAAAGGTAAAGTTCATGCCCCAGTTATATTCCCTACCGATTTAGATGATGACCATTATATTATGTTCCATGTAATGGATAGAAGAAGACCAAGTAGACTTGATGTTGTTACAAAAAGAGCATTTAAAACAATAGTGTTACCATTACCAAGTTCTATAAACGACCAACGAGGTGTTGCTTATAATACCGAAAACTTACAAGCAATTGGTGCTATGGCAGCAGGTAGATTGAATTTGGGGATAGACGATGTTACGAAAGGTTTGGGTATGATTGGTGATGCCTTTGAAATGGGTTTTGCTAAAAAGAAAGTTGGTGGTGCTTCAGCAGATAATGAAGATGTTATTTCTGGTAATCAAGCAGGTGGTAAAAATGTAGGTGTAGGTTCTAACCCAATTTCTTCTTTAATAAGTGTTGGTGTTCTTGGTAAACTTGCTTCTAAGGGTGGTGGTTTCTTAGGCGCTTTAGCAGGAGCAGCTTCTGCTGGTAAGGCAGCAGCAGGAATCGGTTTAGCAGAAGGTATTGCTATCAATCCACACACTGCGGTTCTATTTGATAATGTAAACTTCAGAGAATTTAATTTTACCTATAAGTTTGTAGCAAGAAATCCACAAGAGTCTGCTTTAATTAAAGAAATTACAAATACTTTTCAATATGCTATGTTACCTAGTGCGGGTGGTAAGTTCGCAGGTTTTGCTTATGAATATCCAGAAGAGTTTGAGATTGAGTTTGCCGAGTCGGTGAAGAACCATATGTTTACATTCGGTCGTTGTGTTTTAAAATCATTTAATGTAAATTATAATGGTGAGAATATGCCAGTGTTTTTTGAAGATACAAACGCACCAGTATCAATTGAAATCAGTATGAATTTCCAAGAAACAGAATTACTCAGTAAAGAAAGTATTGCTGAATCTCCTTATGAAGTTCCACCACCTAGTGGTGTTGGAATTATAACTTCTCCAGAAGAAAACAATGTAATAGTTAACGACCCAACAAAAGGTTATGGAGGGGCATAATGAGTAATTATTTTTCATACTTTCCAAAGACACCACATGATTTAACTAACGAAGGTCAAACAGTTCAGTTAACAAATCTGTTAAGAAGATTTAAGATTCGTTCAAATGTTAAAGATAGAGTTAATGTATATTCTAGTTATGTAATTCAATCTGGAGATAGACCAGATACTCTTGCTGAAAGATTTTATGGTAGTTCAGCATTAGCATGGATTGTTTTACATTTCAATGATATCATTGACCCAGTATTTGATTGGCCACTTTTCCATCAAGATTTTGATAATTATATTAAAGGTAAGTATGGTAGTGTTCCAGAAGCAAAAGCAGAGGTTCACGAATACAGACAGATTATTAGTGACGCCTTTGTAAAGAACGATGGCACACGAATTGGTAGAAGATATTTGGTTGTAGACCAAACAACATATAGTTCATTAGCACCTGCTAGTAGAGAATCAGTAGACAAATATACATATGAGTTAGAACAGAATGACAAGAAAAGAAGAATTAAGATATTAGATAAACAATATCTAAAAGCACTTCAAAATGAGGTAAAAGTTATTCTTAAAAATGGTGTCTAATTATGGCAGATTATAATTTTTCAGGTGATGTTGATATTGAACAAATCACTTTAATTGGTGGTGATGGTTCAATTCATAATATTCAAGAAATGTTTCTTGAAGTCAATATCTATCAATCCATTTTCAAAAAATATATAGAATGTGATATCATCGTATCAGATGCTATGAATATTGGTTCACAAATAAAAGGTAGTCCAGATGATGATGTTCCTGATGGTTTTAGGGGTATTGAAAATATTCTTATTTCATATAGAGAAAGAACAGACCCAAGTCAAGATGCTGAAATACCTTATAAAAGACATCTCTTTGGTGTATATGAAGTTGCCAGTAGAAGAAGAGATGGTGAAGGTGTAGAAGGTTATATTCTTTCTGGAATTAGTGTTGAAGCATATCGAACACTCCCACAAAAGATTTCTAAGTCTTATGGTAGAGGACGAGGTAATAAGATATCAAAGATGATGGAAAGTTTGATGAGTGAATATGTTTTAAATACCGAATTACAAAATGAATACCAAAGTATCGGTTTAAATAAAACTATCACCATAGATGAAACTTCTGGAGTTCACAAATACATTATTCCAAATTATTCTGTAGATAAGACAATAGACTTCTTTTGTAAGAAAGCAGATTCAGATGACCATTATCCTTATTATATTTTTTATGAAGATAGTAATGGTTTTAATTTTAGAAACATACCTAATCTAATTTCTGATGGTGCGATAGATTGGACTTACACATATTATCCTTCAAACTTTAAAGTAGAAGGTCAAGATGTTGAGGGTTCAGACCAATATAAAATAATAAATTTTAAATTACTTCAAGAAAATAACTTTTTAGAAAATGTAAAAGGTGGAATGTTTAAATCAAGAAGTATTGGTATTGATGTTCAAAGAAAGAAGAAAATAGAAAGAGTATTTAATTATAATAATGAACGAGAAAGGTTTACTACATTCGAAGGTGGTTATTACCCAATAGAAGTTGAGGGAGATGCTATATTAAATGTATCACTTACAAAGTTTGGTCAGGACTCAGACCCATTCTTTACTGGTGATAATATGGTAACACCTAAAAAAGATATAAGTATAAACAATAGAAAGCAATCGTATAGAAAACAAATATTTAATAATATTATG